CGCTATGTTGCCGCGTTGCTGTGCCGCCGCCTGTGCCCGTACTAGTTCCAATAGGGTGGGTTGTCTCATGGGTTTTCCTTCTTCAGTGCGGCTTCAGCCAGACCGACCGCCATCGCCAACACAGTCCATGTTGTGCCTTCATTAGGCGTCTTTGGCGTAGGAATGTCTTCATGCTCAATGTCTGCGATTTGTTGCAATATGCCCCGCAACCGCTCAATCTCGTCGGCGGCATCATTTGGCCGATCTTTTGGCCGATCTTTTGGCCGATCTTTTGCAGCCTCCCGCAACTGTTCAATCTTGTCGGCTGCTTCGATCAATAGCCAATGATTCTTAGGGTCGTCGCCCGTCCCGTTCCGCAACCGATCTACGATGTCCATCATTTTTTAATATTCCATATTAACGAATACAGGCGTACCGTTGCCCATCCACGATCCTACGACATTGTATTCCATAAATTCAACGGCATCGTCGTAGCTCATACCGTCCCTCTCCATTAGGATTTTGACACACTTATTGTAATCGTAAACCGCTAATTCTTGGCTAAATTGGCGACCCATACCAATCAAAGCACCATCAAAGCCATCGGCTAATAACGTATAGTTTTCCATCACCACTGCACCTCGCCGTCGATAACGATATGCTCATACCAACGATGCCCATCGTCGTCTTCCCAAAGCGCCCATACGTTGTTTGGTTCGTACTCATATCTGATTAACATGCTCATCATTTATCCCAACTAAATTTAGGAAGGCTAACCTTCGGTTTAACATTGCGAAGCTCATTCCTGATCGCGTCTTCGCGCTTGGCTTGGGTATGCGATACCAGTCGCACCATGTTGCCCTTGTCGAGGCTCGACGTGCCCTGTGGACCGTCTTGGTTCTTGGTAGTGTTCTTTTTCATCACATGTACAGGCTGTCATCGACAACCTTCTCCTCTGGTTCGCCATAGTGAAGGACGTTATGCTCGTTGACATGATCGAACGGGTAACGACGCATCTCGACGATGTCGTACTCCTCATCGCGACCTTTCTTCATAAAGTTAACGAAGAACCGAGCCTCAATGAACGATTCGGTAACCTTCACACAGTGGTCAATGGGTTTGCCTGCGGGTACTAAGTAGAACATTGCTATATCTCCATGTAGAGGGGGGTAGGGGGCCGAAGCCCCCTGTTGGTTAGTCACGGGCCATGTGAGGGACATCCAGAGCCTCAAGGTGCGCCTCATCAAATGTCTGGGTGGTGTAGACGGTTTCGACGCGGACGATGTCGTATTGCTTGCCGTCTTCGTTTTTAAGGTCTTCTGCGAAATCTTTGGCGTTTTGCAAAAAGTGAAAACCAAAAAACTTGGTTGTATCAAGCAGGTAGCTGTGCGGACGATGTTGTACCTTTTCAATGATGTAGTACATTTGCTATCTCCATTTAGTGAGGGGTGGGGGCCGAAGCCCCCGTTGATTAAAAGCCAACCAAGCTTAGTGGTGGGCGACCCATTGAAACGCTATTAGCGCGTTTATAAACCATACATGCCTTAGCAATGAGCCTGTTATCTTCACGAGAAAGCATGGCAGATGCCATAGGGTGCTTTGCATCGTAACGATATATTTTAGTGGCGTTCTCAAGCGTGGGATTGGCTTTGAATGCGTCAAGCAATTTGATCATCTGTTATCTCCATATAGAGGGCACCGTTGCCCTGCCCGATCCTTATCTCACGAATCATTTACCGTGTCAAACATATTTTTATACATCTCCTCGACGGTCCACTCGTCCTCGAACTCGCCGATCCCATCGGGGTCTACCAGAACGCCATTAGGGAACGTAAGCGCCAAGCGTTTATGTCTTTCCTTCCTATGCTGGCGGCGGAAGGCCTGATAGGCCTCTTGCTCAGTCAAGCCATGTTCCTCCCCAATGGACCGATATGTGCGGCCATCATACACCCTCTGGATGTACAGGTCGCGATCGTTCATTGCGGCGTTCCCGCTTCCTTTTTGTCCTCGGCGATCTGACCGTAGAACGTCATGGCAGCTTGCATACGGGCAGGTCCATCGAGTTGGCGCATAACATCAGCCACGAAGGCCGAAGTGATGTGCAACACCGTGCCAACCGTTAAACCGTCCATAGCCTTTGCCATAGCCTCATAAGCTTTGATGTGCTTCTCGCGCATCTTTTTTTCCATGTGTTCGTTTATGTCTAGGGTCACTTCAGCACCTCATAAAGTTTTGATGATTTTTTACCAGATTTCGTCGGCATGAACTCACCTGTCCACTTTAGCATTTTATTATCGACGAAAAACTTAAAAAGCTTCGCCCACATATTCGCCTTGGGAGGTGGTCCAATAAACAACTGGATCATAATGCGTAGGGATTCGCCTGTTACAGCGATCCCCACCATTTCCCGCGCCCACTCGTCATATTGCTTCTGGGCCTTGAGATACCAACTGCTGTCGCTCATACGGGAAGGCTCAACTTGTAAATCATGCCCCACTGAATTTTTTTAAAATCTTCAGCATCATACTCTGTTAGAAAAGTTTTACGTTCGCCTTTATAATTTTGCCAAACCCAAATGCATTTTTCGTCTGGCAACGTCTTAACGAGATCGTAAATGTGCCGAGTGCCGTCCTTCGAGAAGTGACCAGTCTTTGTCCAAGAACAGCTTTCCCAACCGCGAGGCGAACGTATCGCACCATGAACAGGGAAATCAGAATATCCATCGATCGCGTATAAGCGAACGTGAAAATTCAAATCGAGCGTTCTATATGTACCGTCGATGGTAATTTCCTCCTCGACAACCGCAGGCTGTTCAACAACCGCAGGCTTGTGGCGCTTCATCGCTTTAACAATTTCTTTCTTATACCGCGACGTACCGACCTGTAGAGCCACCGTGGTAAGCCCCAAAAGTTCGCTGATCTCGGCGCGAGTTTTGCCCTCATGCATGTAATCGGCGACGGTGCGGATAAACTTTTTAGTCCAAACTGAACGTGTCATTTTAAATTTTCCTATATCGTTTGATTTTGATTTTCTTCCGTGGGTGTATGCTTTCCTCGATAATGAGGTAGCCCTTATCTGCAAGCCTTTTTAATCCTTTCTCTATGTCCTCCTTTTTATACGTCCTAAGCTTATTGACCAGAACCCCAAAGGTTTCGCCCTCGTGGTCGATCAGGTTAACTAGCCGAGAGAACAAAGCGTCCTCTGGAGCCTCTTTTACGCGGTCATTACCAATAACCATCCGCGCCTTTGTCTCGATATCATTCTTGACCATCGCGTAAGCCCAACGGACATGCTCGACCGTGCGTAGCCCCTCTGGTGCTGCAAGAATAAACGAAACCTTCGCCACAAGCTCTTTGCCGCGTAGGTACAGAGCCTCTAACCCGTTCCGCTCCGATGAATCCTCGGCATGATGATGCAAAGCCCTACTGGTCCGCTTTAGAAGGGCAACAGCGTCATCCGTCGAAGGGACTGGCACCTTTGGACCGTAGTTCTCGATACGCCCCGTAGGCAACATGCTAAACGATCCCGCAGTGGCAATCTGTTGCAAAGTTGCCTTCATGTCTTCTGGCATCGGGCGCTTGAAGAAATCCTCCTTCTCATGCGGCACCGACTTAGTCTCGATGAACAGTAACGACCGACCAATGAACCCGTTGGTAGCGTTCTCAAAGTTGACCGTCGAATCAAAGTTAGTGTTGGTTGTAAACCCGATCATCGACAGGAACGGATTGCGGATGCCGTCCTCGATGAAACCCAAAGCTTGCTCTAACTGAACGCGCCGAGCCTCTTTGATCTTATCCGATCCATCTTCAAGTTGGCGATCGATCTGGTTGATCTCGGCTAACAACTGTTTGCGGATTTCCTTTCGAACGTCACCCGACACCATCAGCGAACTATTGCCCTTGGAATATACCGACATCAGGATGCCGATGATCCCTTCGAGATAGTTTGCGCCACCCTTGGTCTGCGCCGACTTGATCTTGGTGAACAGGTAGCCGATCTCATCAATCAGGTAATAGGTTGGCTGATGCTCGACGAGGTTACGGACCATTTCCTGTTCCGACTTGATCGCGCCATAGCAAGCCTTCTTCAAACCGCCAACCGCCATGATCTCGCCCACGCCGTCCAGAACGCTGTCCTTGCCCGTGCCAGATGCCGCGACGCAGAACCCGATCAGGTTCGCCGTCACGTTTCCGAGCGGGTCGCTGTACTTCAATCCGATCAGATTACCCATCGCGACCAAGGCACCACCGACCGATAGGTTCTCGCGTTTGTACCGTACCTGATCCTCGATCCATGCTGCGACATCGCCAACAAACCCAGGCGGTCTGCGAAGGTCGATACCGCTTATGTCGATCTCATCCTTCTCCACTTCCTCGATGATCTCGTTGGTCGAGAACTCGACAGGCCATTTCCAACCGCCTTCTTCAGCGTGATAGACAAGGGTGCCGAGGGTAACGGGATTGGCGCTTTTACCGAAAGAATGCCACTTCTTGGCCATGTCTGCGGGGTCATGCTTGCTAGACGTGCTAGACCAAGCTTCCCATAGATCATATGCCGAACCCGCCGAGGCGTGGTGCAGAGCCATGCCGATCTTGATCCAGACATCGTAATCCAGATCGGCGTTTGTGATGTACGAGAGCATATCGCCAAGGTCCGTATAGGACACGTCAACGGTCTTACTTTCGTATGTTGCGCGATAACGCTCTGGCTTTTTCAACAGGTCAAGTAACCCGTCAGGTGGCGAATCAATTTCGTTAGGCGATCCGACAAGGATTTTGTAGCGGTTACCACTGGCGTGAAGCGATCCCGCGCCGACAACGAAGCCCGAAGATTTAAAATCGATACCCTTGTAGGCATCAAGCTGTTGTACCAAGGCGATGTTCTCTGGGATTTTAAAGTACAGATGCTTCGATCCGCCGCCCGATCCCGTCTCGACGATCAAGCCTGAGCCTGTAATCTTTGGAAAATCTTTGATCAATTGCGCGTATGATTCGACCCCGCCATTACGGGCGTCCACGTCGATGACCAGAAGCCCTTTAACCAGTACGCCGTAGCCTGTCGCAAAGTGACCAGCCTCTTCCGAATTTTCCAATTGCTCCTCTGACCACTCTGGGACTGAGGTCCAATTAGACATGATCGGGTGCTTGCCGACAGCTTTACAGTCAGGTTTACCACAGCCGCATTTATTTAACTTGGTGATTGGGTGCAGTCCGAAGATGCGATAACCCGCCTCCCAAAAGTCGCGATGATTCGACATTTTACTCTTGGTTCCCAAACAAATATTTCACAAGCTTCTCATACGTCGTCATGTGCGGATTGTTATTCTTACCCGCCGCGATTGCGCGTATCGTGTTCTCATGTAGACCCGTAGAGATAGCAACCCGCGCTAGGTTCCTATCTTTGAGAGCGACCCTTATGCGCTCCAACGTGACATTGTTTAAATCCATCTTTATGCCTCTTCCAATATTGTGGTGTTGACAATCACACAACGAACTGTCATCTGTCAACCCGTCGAAACAGAGGAGTTGCCAATGGGCATTCTAGATTTAGTTAAAAAGCCGAGTGACAGGCCAGTCGTTGTCACGCTTTGTGGGGACAGTGGGATGGGTAAAACTACCTTAGCCGCTTCCTTCCCTAAGCCAATCTTTATTCGCGCCGAGGACGGCGTACAGTCCATCCCAGAAAACCTACGTCCAGACGTTTTTCCCATCATTTATGATGCTGACGAACTATGGAACCAACTTAAAGGTCTGATGTACGAAGACCACGATTATAAGACTTTAGTCGTAGACAGCATCACAGCCTTGGAGCGCCTGTTCATCGCGGACGTTATCGCGAAGGACAATAACAAGAAAATTACAAATATCCAGCAAGCTGCGGGTGGTTATGGGGCGGGTCGCGAGGCTGTCGCGATCATGCATCAGCGTCTGCGTAAGGCGGCGGCTATCCTTGTTGAAAAGAAGGATATGCATATTGTGTTTATCGGCCACGTCGAAATCGGCACACAAAATTTGCCAGATGAAGACCCTTTTGGAAAATACGGTTTGCGTATGCACTCTAAATCAGAGGCGCCATATGTCGATGATGTAGATGTTGTAGGTTTCTTGAAGTTGGAAACATTCACAAAAGGTGATGGTGACCGCAAGAAAGCCGTTTCTGACGGAACTCGCGTGTTGATCACATATGCAACAGCGGCCAATGTGTCCAAGAACCGTTATGGCATAACCGAGCCATTGATCGTTGAGGTGGGCAAAAACCCTCTCGAAGACCATATCCCATCGTTGAAAATTGTTACCAAGAAGGAGAAAGTAAATGGTTGATTTTTGGAATCTTTCGGACGGCGAAGACGTTCATAAGACAAGCGCAGACTATAATGCAGGTGGTGGCTTTGCATTGATCCCAAATGATACGTCATGCGTCGCTATCATCGAGGAGGCTAAGGTAGATCAGGATCGCGACAACAATCAATATGTGTCAATCCGTTGGTCTGTTCTTGCCCCTGCAATATACAACAACCGCAAGGTATTTCAGAAAATCTGGTGCTTGGATGACAAGCCTCGCCAGAACGATCCTGAACGCGCTCGCGATAAGGCAAAGCGTATGCTGTTCGCCATCGACAAGAATGCTGGCGGCGGGTTGGTTGCCAGCGGTAAAGCTCCAAATGATAATAATCTTGCTAAGGCGTTCTTGGATAAGCAGATGCAGATTAAGATTAATGTTTGGGAAATGGACGTTATCGATAAGGACGGCAACAAGCAGAAGATGACGGGCAACTGGATTTCTGCCGTGTCGCCGAAGGCGGGTGCATCCAAGGCTGCAAAGCCACGGCCTACGGATGATGAAGACGGTATTCCGTTCTAAGGGGCTAGAACGGGACGGGGGCGGCTTCGGGGCCGTCCCCACTTTTTTAACGAACGAAAGATTATCATGGAACAGCGATCCGAAGAGTGGTTCGAGATTAGAAAAGGCCGCGTTACTGGCTCTGCCGTTGGAGCAATCCTTGGTATCGCACCCTTTGCGAATCAGGCGGACATCTTGCGCCGCATGGTCCGCGACTGGCACAAGGCTCCCAGTGAGTTCACGGGTAACATTGCCACCAACTGGGGCGTACAGAACGAGTCAGGTGCCTTGGTCGAATATGAGATGACCACAGGCAACACGGTTCAGCCATGCGCTTTCTACCAGTACGAGCATTGGCTCGGTGCAAGTCCAGACGGCTTAGTAGGCGATCTAGGTTTAGTCGAGATCAAGTGCCCTTTCGGGATACGGTACAAGAAGCCGCCTGTGTTCAAGACGGCAAAGGATCAGACGCATTATTACGCGCAGATGCAGATACAGTTACATGTGACGAATCGCGATTGGTGCGATTTTTACCAGTGGACGCCGTATGGCGATTTGTTGGAACGGATTGATCGGGACGAGAGTTTCCTTGCAACCGTGCTACCAGTGTTAAAGAATTTTTATGATAAGTATATTCGCGAACGCGAGTTCCCGAACGCGGAGAAGTATTTAGATGGGCAAAAGAAGCAACTACAAGTCCCACAGGCTTGATCTATACCCAACGCCAGAACACGCGGTTCTACCGCTCTTGCCGCACCTTCCAAAGGGTTCTTACTATGCCGAGCCATGCGCTGGCGATGGGGCGTTGATTCGCATCCTACAGAAGTACGGCCACAAATGCGTTGCGGCTTACGATGTTGAGCCACGGCACAAAATCGTGCAACAGGCCGACGCCGTGTTTCTGAACAAGGAAGATATGCGCCGAGCCAATTTTGTAATTACCAACCCGCCTTGGGGTCGGCATGTTGTTCACCAGATCATCGAGCGTTCTTTTTTCTGGGGTCCAACGTGGTTACTGATGGATGCCGACTGGGCGCACACAAAGCAAGCCACCCCATACCTACCGCATTGTAAGAAGATCGTATCGATCGGTCGGGTAAAGTGGATTGAAGACAGCAAGAGCGTAGGTAAAGATAACTCTTGTTGGTATTTGTTTGACTTTAACGACCCGCAACCCACTATCTTTGTAGGTCAAAAATGAGTAAATTGTCGGTAAAAGCTATAAAAATAGAGACACAAATGGTTTTGATATGAGCAGACGTTACGAAAGCGCCAAAAGCAAAGAAGACGAGTTGCGCGTTGCAAACATCTTGTGCGCCCATTGGGGCTATCGGTACATTGAGTTAAAGCCAACATACGAAGTTGATTTTGCCCTTATGCGTTTTAACGACGTTGGGGCAATGCTTGAGGTTAGAAAGATAAATTACACATACGAAAGCATGGACAAATACGGTGGGTGCCTGATCAGCCCGTTTAAATACCTTGCCATGCAGAAGTGGCAAAAGGAGTTTAATCTGGTGATGATCTTTGCAATTGAAATTCCCGATGGGATTTACGCATTGATTGTAAAACCTAACGAAGAATGGCCGCAGTGGGATAAAAAGATCAAGCTTGGCGGTATGGGTAAGCCAAGGGATAAGTGGGACATCGAGCCACTATTACAAATACCCATGAAATTTTTTAGGAAGATTGTAGATGTTACGACCATATCAGCAGACAGCGCACGACCAGATCATCCAGTGGGTGAAGAAGACGGCTGAACCGTGTTGCATCGAGGCGGCAACAGGTGCAGGCAAGAGCCACATTATCGCGGCGATAGCGGATACAATCCACCGCGTATCAGGCGGTAAACACATCTTGTGCCTTGCGCCTAGCGCAGAGCTTGTCGTTCAGAACAGCGAAAAATACAGGGCTACTGGTAAGCCGTGTTCGATTTTCTCGGCAAGCGCAGGTTCCAAATCATTAAAGCACCCCGTGGTCTTCGGCACACCGCTGACGGTAAAGAACCGCATCAAACGGTTTGGCTCACAGTTTGCCATGATCGTTATCGACGAGGCGCACGGCATTACCCCGACGATCCGTAGCATTGTCGATGCCATGCGGGAGCAGAACCCCAACATCCGCGTCGTTGGCATGTCCGCCACTCCTTACCGCATGGGGACAGGGTATATTTTTGGCATGTGGCCTGATGGTAGACCAGTATCGGAACACGAGGCTGTAAAACCTTTCTTTTCAATCTGCGTGGACAGGATTACGGCGCGAGAGCTTATCGATCAGGGTTTCCTGACAGTTCCCGTTTTGGGAACGATCCATGCCGAATCATATCACACCCTCGACATGGAGCTTAACAGCCGCAATCAGTTTGACAGCGAGGATATCGATCGTGCCTTCATCGGTCAGGGGCGCAAGACCTCGGCGATCATCGCAGACGTGGTTGCACAGGCCAGAGAGCGCCAAGGGGTGATGATCTTTGCCGCTACGGTGCAACACGCCCAAGAGTGTATGGAGAGCCTTCCACGGGGCTTGTCTGCGCTTGTAACGGGTAATACGCCAAGTCAGGAACGCGCCGCTATTATATCGAGGTTCAAGGCTCAAGAAATTAAGTACCTCGTGAACGTACAGGTGCTTACCACAGGCTTCGATGCGCCGCATGTTGACCTAATCGCGATCCTACGGGCGACCGAATCGGTTGGGCTATTGCAACAGATCATCGGTCGGGGTCTGCGCCTGTCCGATGGCAAGGAGGATTGTTTGATCCTCGATTATGCCGAGAACATCGAGCGGCACTGCCCCGATGGTGACGTGTTCAACCCGACGATCAAGACGGTTAAGAACAAAGACAACCCGATAACCTTAAAGGTGCGTTGCCCGTTATGCGAAGTTGAGAACGAGTTTAAGGCACGTCCTAATCCATCGGGGTTTGAGATTAGCCCGTCTGGCTACTTCTGCGATCTGGACGGCATCCCGATTACGTCTGAACATGGCAATATCCCAGCCCACTATGGGCGTCGATGCGCCAGTAAGGTTCTGGTAACGGGGCAACTCGTTCAGTGCGGTAACAGGTGGACCACAAAGACATGCCCTCACTGTGAGGCGGACAACGACATTGCGGCACGGTACTGCTCCGAGTGCAAGGGTGAGATCGTAGACCCTAACGACAAGCTGATCGCCGAGTTCAATGCCATGAAGGCCGACCCCACGCGGAGGCAAACCGACGTGGTAACTATATGGTCTGTAAACCATACCCTGAGCAAGGCGGGGCGCGAGATGTGGCGGATCGATGTATGGACAACGTATCGACATTTTTCGTTCTGGGTGCCTAAAGAGCCAAACTGGTCGCAAGGTTACAAAGATCGTGCTATGTTCATGGCATTAGGTAAAAAGCAACCCGATACCATCACCTACCAAAAGGACGGCGACTGGTACAAGGTGACGGCCTATAATAGGAAAGCTGATGAAGTTCCCGACAGG